CTTATTGTAGAACTATACTTTAGTGCAGGCGGCAACAAGTATATGATTCGTCGTGGCATTAAACCAAATATTTTTGAAATCTATAAAGATGGTGCTATGATTAATCAAGATGCAAGTGTTCGAGATTATCAGGAGTTCCTTGAAAGCAATATTCTAGGTATTAACTTCAAAGCATTTAATCAAATCGTTGTTCTTGGATCTGCTACTTATATTCCTTTTATGGAATTACGAGCATATCAAAGACGTGAAATTATCGAAGACCTATTGGATATCGGTGTATTTTCGGTTATGGGTACATTGGCAAAAGATCGTATGTCAAATACTAAAACTGAAATCAACGATAACAAGTATGAAATAGAAATTACAGAAAACAATATTCGTGCAGCCGAAGAAAACAATGAAGAGATTCGTAAACTAAAAACAATTGCTGTAGATCAGATCAAACAAAAAATGTCTGAGCATATTGACTTAATTGAAACAAAGAACGATCTTATTGATGCCGAAGAAACAAAAATGCAAACAAAGTATGATGAAATTTCTGATAAGGCATCTGAAAAAGAAAAGTTTCAAAAGGCAACAGATAAAAGATCCGATCTTGAAAGAAGCCGTCTTGCATTCGATAAGGAATTATCTTTTTACGAACACAATGATGATTGCCCAACATGTAAGCAAGGTATTGCTCATGACTTTAAACAACAACAAATCTTGGATAAGAATCAACAGAAAGCCCATATTGAAAAAGGTTTACTTGATACGGCTGCTGTGATTAAAAGACATCAAGATCGTCTTGCCGCCATTTCAAAAATAGAAGATGAGATTCAATCTATTAATTTTAAAATATCCGAAATTAGAGCAGAAATCAAAATGTCAAAGAATGCATTGATTACATATAAGAAAGATCTTGACGATGCTCAAAAAGAAGTAGATGAAGTTGATACCACTAAACTTGATACTCTACAAAAGAAATTAAACAAACAAATAGAAATAAGAACAAAGCTTCTTGATGAACATGAAGTATTGAATGTTGTCCAAACTATTCTAAGAGACGGTGGTATTAAGGCAAAAATTATTTCTCAATATATTCCAGTTATCAATAAACTTATTAACAAGTATCTTGCTGCGTTTGACCTGTTCGTTGACTTTCATCTTGACGAAGAATTCAATGAGGTTATTCGTTCAAGGTTTAGAGATAAGTTTACCTATGCTAGTTTTTCCGAAGGTGAGAAACTACGTATCACACTATCAATTATGTTGGCCTGGAGATCAGTTGCTAAATTGCGTAACTCTGTATCAACCAACCTATTGATTCTCGATGAAACTCTTGACGGTGCTTTGGATGGTGTCGGTATTGAGAGTTTGATTGAAACACTACATGGATTGAACTCCGATGATAATATCTTTGTGATATCACATCGCGGAGATCAGTTCGCAGAAAAATTTGAAAATAATCTAAGGTTTGAAAAAATCAAAAACTTCTCTGAACTTGCTGCTTAAAATAACCATTGACATTTGCGGTCAATTGAGTTATAATAATGGTTCAAATTACTAAAAGGCAATATGGCATTGACTAAATTTTATACATCAGTCGAAAGGTATGGAAATTACATACTGCATCGTGGATACGAAAACGGCAAACGATTTTCTTATCGTCAAGAATTTTCGCCTACACTTTATGTCCATACACCAAAGGCAGGAGAAGAAGGTTATAGATCTTTAACCGAAGGTAATCTACCTTTATCTCCACATAAGTTCGGCGATATGCGAGAAGCAAAGAACTTCATCGAAGAATACAAAGGTGTTCACGGTATGAAGATCTTTGGCAATACAAATTATGTTACGCAATTTATTCAAGAAGAATATCCTGACAAAATTTCATATGATGTAAGCCATGTTAATATTGTCTCGTTTGATATTGAGGTTGATATTCGCGATGGCTTTGCTAACATTGACGAAGCAGACAATGAGATTACCTCTATTGCATATCACAGTTCTCGAAACGACAAATATTATTTGCTTGGTCAAAAAGATTACGACAAAACAAAAACAGTAACTGATATTCCTCAAGAAAACATTGAATTCATCAAGTTCGATACTGAAGTACAATTGCTTCAATACTTTGTTAAATTGTGGACAACTGATTATCCTGATATCGTAACAGGTTGGAACGTCGAGTACTTCGACATAATGTATATAGTTACAAGAATTATTCGTTTGCTTGGTGAAGAAACCGCCAAACGTTTATCTCCACACAAATCAATTAAAAAGCAAAGTCGCGAAGTATTTGGTAAAGTCAATTCTACATATTCACTTATGGGTATTTCTGTCATCGACTATATGGATGCTTTTAAGAAATTTGGTTATAAGTACGGTCCTCAAGAATCATATAGATTGGATCATATTGCCTATGTGGTCCTTGGTGAGAAAAAGATTGACTATTCTGAATATGGTTCTCTTACAAGTTTGTATGATGAGAATCCACAATTATATCTTGACTATAACCTTAAAGATACTCAACTTATTGCTCGTCTTGAAGAAGAAACAGGATTGCTTGCATTGGTTATGACCGTTGCCTATGACGGCGGTGTTAATTATGGAGATGCATTTGGTACTGTAGGTATTTGGGAATCAACCATTTACCGTCGACTAATGAAAGACAAAATTGTTCCTCCATTGAAAACTGGTCCAGGAATGAGAGCAGGCGATCTTGTAGGTGGTTATGTAAAAGATCCAAAGGTTGGCATGCATCCTTGGGTTGTATCGTTTGACCTTAACTCTCTATATCCGCATTTGATGCTTCAATACAATATGTCACCTGAAACATATATTTCTGATGATCGAGAATATGTAACTCAAGACATGGTACTCAAAGGAGATTACCTTAATAAGAATCGTAATGTATCTGTTGCTGCTAACGGAGTAATGTTCTCAAACAAGAAACTTGGAATCATTCCTGAAATCATTGATGAATATTATAATAACCGTTCGGTAATCAAAAAGCAAATGATTGCGGCTGAACAACAGTTTGAGGTTGAAACCGATCCTTCTGAAAAGAAACGACTGAAACGCGAAATAAATCAACTTCACAATTCACAAATGTCAATTAAGATTGCCATGAACAGTTTGTATGGTGCAACTGCGAATATATACTTCTTATATTATATTAACGAAATGGCAGAGGCAATCACAACAAGCGGTCAGCTATCAATTCGTTATGCTCAAAAATCTGTAAATGAATATCTAAATAAAATTCTTGGTACTGATGATGTTGATTATATCATCTATATTGATACTGACTCTATCTATGTAAACTTCGGTCCTTTAATTCAAGAAGTATTTGGTACTATTGATATTGACCGAAATAAAGGTGAAGAGTTCTTGGATAAAGTTTGCTCAACTAAAATAGAACAAGTCATCGAAGAAGGTTATGAAAATCTTGCTCGTATGTTAGGTACATATCGTAATGCAATGGTAATGAAACGTGAAAAGATTACTGACCGAGCAATTTTTGTTGCCAAGAAAAGATATATTCTAAATACATTGAACTCTGAAGGTGTTCATTATGAAACTCCAAAAGTTTCAGTCACAGGTTTGGAATCTGTAAGGTCCTCGACTCCTGAAGTATGTCGAGAAAAACTCAAAGAATGTTTTGAAATCATAATGAATACAGATGAACAAACAACCCAACAGTTTATTGCTGATTTCAGAAAACAGTTTAAAACATTGGATCCTGTTGCTATCGCAAAAACATCAGGAACCGACAATATCAAAAAATATCAAGACAAGACCAGTTTATATCGTAAAGGTTGTCCTATGCATGTTCGTGGTGCAATTATGTACAATCATTTCCTTAAACAAAAAGGTCTAGATAAAAAGTTTGAAACCATACAAAGCGGTGATAAGGTTAAGTTCTTATATCTTAAAACTCCGAATCCTATTCGAGAGAATGTAATATCAGTTCCTGGTCTTTTACCAAAACAGCTTGGACTTCATGAATACATTGATTATGAACTACAATTTGATAAAGTATTCTTAAGTCCAATTCAATCCATTCTTGATGCAGTTGGATGGTCTGCCGAGAAGGTTAACACAATTGAAGATTTTTTCAGTTAAACCATTGACATTTAATGTAAAGTGTGTTATAATAGACCACACTAAAGGAGAAAAATAATGAAAGATGTACAAATTGTCCGTCTTACGACCGGCGAAGAAGTAGTAGCAAAGGTAGTATATGATAAAGGTTTCTATACCTTAACAGATGCAATTCTATTGGTTCCAGCTGGAGAAGGCAAAATAGGAATGGTACCATTTGTACCTTATGCTAAAAGACAACCAGTTACCATTGGTGAATCACATGTAATGTTTGTTATTGAACCTGCTGACGAACTTAAAAGGCAGATTGTTGAAATGACATCAGGTATTACTGTGCCACAACCCGGACTTAAATTGGTATAGGAGATAAAATGATAGTAATTTACGGTAAAGACCAGTGCTCGTTTTGCACAATGGCAAAAAATCTTTGCGAAATGAAAGAAGTAGAATATGAATACAAAAAACTTGGCAGAGATTTTACACAGGAGGAATTTGCTGAAACCTTTCCAGGTGCAAGAACATTTCCTCAAATTATCAAAGATGGAAAAAACATTGGTGGCTTCCAAGAACTAAGAGTGTTAATTTAATATGAGTAAAGATTGGGTAAAAGATATTGTAGATATGCAAACCAAATATCAAACACGAGATTGGGTTGCATCGGCTGATAAAGAAAAACTACGAAAGTTTTTAGAATTCAGAATTGACTTTTTGAAAGAAGAGTTAATGGAAACAACAGCAGCAGTTACAAATAATGACTCCGAGGAAATCGTTGATGGTTTAGTTGACCTTTGTGTAGTGGCAATCGGTACGCTCGATGCCTTCGGAGTCGACCCTTATAAAGCCTGGGACAGAGTCCTTGAAGCAAATATGGCAAAAGTGGTTGGAAGAAAGGAAAGTCGACCAAATCCACTAGGAGTGCCTGATTTGATTAAGCCTGAAGGATGGACGGCTCCATCTCACGAAGGCAATCATGGAATCCTCCCAACAATAAACGGAGAAGAAGATGGCTGATTTTAAAGAAGGTTTAGTTGCTGCCTTAAAAGCAAAATACGAAGCACAAGTTGCTGAATCTAAAGTTAATATTCAAGTATTACTTTCAAACGGAGTTGGTGTTGCTGAACATCCTGGTATGATTGAAACCTTGGATTTGGAAGTTACAAAGCTGGCTGAAGCAGAAGATAAACTTTCAATGGTAAATAAGCATTTCGTTAGTCCGCCAGCGCCAAAAGTTGTCTAAAAACTATTGACATTTACAATAAACTGTGTTATAATACTACTATAAATTGAAATAGTAAATACATTATGGCATATTATGAAAAGGTCAATACTGACCTAAGAAGCAGGCTACTTGCTGAATGCGTAGTAGAAAACCACACAGTTTATAAAGAAAGTCCTTGGAGAGAAGCAATTCTTGAAAGACCCAAGGACTTTAATCTTGAACATCTAATTGAACAATGCTTTTCTCTTCAGTCCGAAGGAGCATACAATTTTAATGATGGAATCCACGAAGATTACGACGACGAATCAGAATGTAAAACTGGTACTTGTTATCCAGAACAAAGCTGTGCCGAAATTACAAATGTAAGATCTAAGGATGGTGTTTTAAAGAGAGGTGCTATTCGAGCAGTTGTTCTTAATCCTGACTTAGAAAAACTTCATTATTTCTTTATACCAAAAAATGTTGTAGAAACAATGATGACAACAAAAGACGGCCAACCTAAAAAGAATAAATCATTATGGCTTCGTTATAATAAAAACAAAAAACTATTTACATCTGTAGAAAAGTATGGTATAATAGAACACAATAATTTAAAAGATGTTGCTATGGAGAAAAACCGATGAGTGAACAAACAAAAGAAAGTGTCAAAGTTCTTCAAGAATGTATTGACCTTCAGTTGAAAAAATCAAGAGATTATCAAAATCCAAATTCAACTGTAAAACAAGCAGATTATTATCCAAACGGTATCGTAACGATCCACGATATTATGCATGCAAAAATGCTACGTATGAAATCAGTAATGGAAGCAATGCAAGGTGATGATTATGATCCTAATTTTGAATCTCTCGAAGATTCAGCTAAAGATCTAATCAACTATGCAAGTTTCTTTGTATCGTTCTGCCGAAATGGTATCGAAGGACAAGATCCAAACAATGATGTTTTTAATAGGAGTAAAAAGTGAGTAATATTATTATCCCATCTTCAGAAGAAGATAAAAAGCGTATCCGTGGTTGCATGGAAGAAATGAGTAATTCTTTTACTCGAGTAGAATCTGAACGTGATTTTCAAAAAGAAGCAATCAATTCTTTGGCAGAAGAAGTTCAAATTCCAAAGTCTATCTTGCGTAAAATGGCAAGAGTATACCACAATCAAAATATGTCGGACCTTGTGCAAGAAGTTGAAGATATTGAAGCATTAATGGAGTCAATCTAATGAATGTTGCTTATATGCGACAAATGATTATAGACAAGTATCTCAGTGAAGATTTTG